ATACATGCAATTCTTTCAGCACTTATCTCTGCTGCTTGTTCATGAGTCAAACCTGGTTTCTGATCTAACCATGATCTGGTATTAGATACAGCACCACCTTGGTTGATTGCACCGTCCATGAAATATTCCTCAGCAACTTTAGTTGTCTCTGTTGCTAGTCCTAAGAATCCACCTTTGGTCTTGATATCCTTAGTAATGTATGCGGTCTTAGGATCATTTGCTGAGTATGATATAGCATATCCTTCGTCTGATACACTTACTTTATATGATGTGTAAGGACCTACAGGTAAATCCACTGATGGTAGTGGTGGTTCTGTTTGTCTTGTAGCGACAAAACTTATCATTCCTATATGAGAAATGCCTAGTAGAGTTCCTAAACTAATTCCAATCCATTTATTCATTTGTCTTCATTTCATAATATAATATATGTATACGATTAGTTATGTGGATCGTAATATCTTATCATCCAACCTGTAGCTGCTATTAATATTACTATGATTATTAATGATGTCATGATGGTAATACATCTCCTGTTATATCAATAGTAATAGCATATTTAATAGTGAAAGATTCATTATTAGTAAGCGATACTCCTTGTGCTGTATCAGTAATAGAGACGTTTACTCCACTATTTTGTGTAATGGTACGTTGATTACTCCTGTTCATGTTTCCAGTTCCTCTTCCTTGAATATCATAGAGGAATGATGATTGAATACTTGGATCAGCTACTTTAAGACAATGAACAACCATTGATCCTGCTCCGTAAGCTACACCTACGGTATGAGTTGTACTATTACCTGGTCCTAAGAATGCTGCTCCTTTAGTTTTTACTACACGACCACATACTAAAGCATTGTTAGCATCATAATTTCCACCACATATTGCTCCATCAAATACAAAAGCAGTATCAGCACTACCAACACCATCTGTGAAGCGAGCTCTCTCTGTACCTGCACCTAGCCATAAAGACATTGTGTTCGCTCTAAGTATTAAATCTTTACTTGCATTATTAGCACTGTTACGAGAATCAATTGCAGTACCATCCAAAGAAGCATTAAAATCTGCTGCTCTTCTAAACTTGAGATAAGAGTCATCACTAGAACCTGGTTTTATATTTAATAATCCTATTCCAGAGGAAGGTGCATCTCCTATAGATACTTCTCCAGTTGATTTAATGCCAAGTCTTTCTGTTCCACCTGTCATTAATCCAAAGGTATTAGCTGTGGTGGTTCCAAAACTCATAGAAGTAGTTGGATCATCATATCTTATTGCTGTTTTTACTGCACCACCCTGTCTTGCAAAGGTTGCAATATCAACAGAAGTATTACTACCTCCATCATATAAACCTTCCATTGATAATACTGTTTGTCCTGCTGCTGCATAATTTATTTTCACCTCACCATCTTCTGTAATGCGAAGTGTTTCTACCCAAGTTAAAGCATTATCTGCTGTTCCTGCAGCTGCTGTGCTAAAGATAAATTGACCATCAGCCATGGCAAGTCTTGTTGCTTCATCACTAGCAGCACCACTATATTCCCATCTATTATTAGTAGCATCAAAGTAAGCATTATTAGTAAATTGGGTTGTTGTTCCATCTCCTTCAACCTGACCAGATAGAGCAGCAGCACCAACCTGTAAAACTTTATATGAAGAAGTCATCCAATTCTTAGTTTGAGTTCCAAGAGAAACTACACCACTAGGAGTAATAACCATAGTCTCACGCTGACTATTATTACCATCTCTTTGAGTAAAGGATACCTTTGGAGATAGACCACTAGATTGTGCTTGAGCAATAATAGAGAATGATTGATCGGAAGCTGCAGTGGTTGAAGAAGCAATTATACCTAATGAGGCATAACTTCCAGTGGTACCATCACCATTTCTAATATAAAATCCTGAGTCAGCAGAGGGTAATGATTTACTAGCATATGCTGTCTCAGCACTATTATTATTTTGAACTATACTACCATTGACTGTTAGTGTATTATTTGTAGTTGAAGCTCCTAGAGTTGAGTTTCCTGATACGTCTAGTGAAACTAAAGTTCCAACAGAAGTTAGAGAAGAAGTAAGAACAGCGTTACCAAGAGCTGCAGTTCCACTATTAGGTCCTACTTGACCTTCACTCATAACAACTTGTGCATTTCCAGCACCATCAATAATATTATATGTCTTACCGTTGGGGATATCTATGTCCTCAGAAGACTGCCAAGCATCATTGGCATTAGACCATGTAAATGTATGATCACTTGGAGAACCTTTTAGAATAATACCACCGCCGTCAGCTGCAGTATCAGAAGGACCTATAGCACTGAAGGTTGGTGTACCAGCACCTGTTACGTTATTAGAAAGTGTTGCAGTGTTACCAGAAATAGTGAGAATTGTTGTTCCGCCAGGAACTGAAACACCAGCAGTATTAGAAGTAACTACCATGCCAGGAATCAATCCTAGAGTTGGTGAGATTGCAGAGATATTTGCAGAACCATCAGTAGTAGTACAACTAAATTGTGTACTTGAAACTTTAGCAAGTTCAATATTTTTATCTGCTATTTCTAATACGTTAGATTGAACTACAGTTTGAGTACCATTGACAATAAAGTCACCTTTAACTGTAAGACTACTGTTGACAGTAACATCATTGTTTAAAGTAACATCAAAGTTTTGATCTCCTCTAATCCAGAACTCAGTTCCAGATCCAATAACAAGTTGTCTATCTCCACCAGCATTTAACGGTGAATAAGTAGCATCGTTAACTGGGTTTGTGCTATCAGCAGGACCTATTAATACGTTACCAGATCCTGTAGCATTGTATCCAGCATAGAATCCGAGGCAGACGTTAGCATCTCCAACAGTGTTTGTCTCTAATGCATTAGAACCAATTGCAACGTTGCTATCTCCCTCAAGGTTTCCAAGCATTGCAGAACGACCCATTGCAGTGTTGTTAGTTCCAACACCATTGGATCTTAAAGCTTGATATCCGTATGAACTATTACCAGCACCACTATTTGTAGTGAATAGAGATTCATATCCAGTAGCTGTATTTTGAGAACCAGAACTGACAGAGAACAATGCTTGCTTACCCAAGGCAGTGTTTGAAGCAACTGAACCTGTTCCTCTACCTATGGTCATTGGATCAGTAGATCCACCTCTAATTAAAATATCAGAGTTAGCAAAATCAACTCTTGCATTACATGTAAATAAATCGGTATTAGCAGCACCAACTGTCAAGTCTTTTGCTACTGTCAGATCACCATTAAGATTTACAGTACCTGTTTGAGCACCAATATCAATCTGAGTTGCAGCTCCACCAAACTGAATTGATTGAGCACCAGAATTAAGTAGAGCAAAACCAGTGGATGTGGTTACTAAACTGGTTAGAATAACAGGACTAGTTTGAAATACAAGATCATCAGTACCAGTTGTACCACTGATTAAAGTACGAAGTTGAGTAGAAGTTGTGGATGAGAATGATGCAAGAGTATCAGATCTATATGCTACATCACCACCAACTCTGAAGTTAACGTTGACATTTGCCGTAGCGTTATCAGATGTAAATGTAAAGTCGTTATCAATATCAACCGCTTTACCAGATTGAATATCAAGAGAAGCGGAAGCAGTAGAGGCAATCTCTAATCCATTAATTGAAGTTGCTGTTGCAGCACCAAGAGTAGGTGTTGTAAATGTTGGATTAGTTAATGTTTTGTTTGTTAGAACTTGAGTTTCATTCTCTGTTACAAATCTATTTTCTACAGAACCATCCCAAGATCTCCAGTATCCTCCTGTTTCATTCCACTGAAGTTGTTGATACGAAGTTACAACACCAGATGAATCAGTAGTTCTATTAACTTGAATTCCACCTTCAAATCCTGTTAAATTATTTCCTTTTCTAAGTTCAATTATATTATCTTCTACTTGAAGAACAGTTGTGTTAAAAATAGTTTGTGTTCCACTGACAACCAAGTCACCGCCAATGGTTACTGTAGTTCCATCATCAGTAATGATACTATCTGCTAACTGTGCGTTACCATCATCCCATTTTAATACTGTGTTTCCTCCAAGGTTGGAAGCATTTTTTAATCTAAAATCATTAGTTGCTAAGATAATTCCATTACTAGCAGTTAAAGTAGCACCAGTATCACTGTTAATAGAACTAACGGTGACTTCAATTTGTCCACTTTGATTCGTAGACTGGGTAATAGTCGTAGCACCAGCTTGCTTGAATATAAAATCTCCTGCCTGTGGTGAAATAGGACTTCCGTTATTATCACTACCAACTTTAGTAACAGTGTTAGTATCTACGCTATCAATTAAAATAGTATTACCTGATTGTGATACTGTTACATTACCACCAGTTCCACCTTCAATAGAAACTTGAGTTGCTGATGTTCCTGTCGCAGTTGGTGTATATGTGCCAGTAGATCCTCCACGAATTTGAGTTACATTATCAGTTGATGTGTAAGTAATAGTAGGATCTCCATTACCATCAACACTTTGAGATACTGTAGTTCCTGTACCATCTAAAAATGTAAATAATCCTTGTTGTGTATCAGCAGGACCGTATGTACCTCCAGATCCCGCACGAATTTTAGTTCTAGTATCAGTATCAAGAGCATCAACATTTATAGTGCTACCAGTCATAGAAACTGTTGCAGCACCAGTTGATGTAAAGTTGATTGCTCCAGAAGTATTGCTTCCGCCAGGAGCATTAAGAGTTGTAATCGTGTTGTTGTCTACAACATGTCCAGATACAGTTAACTTATCTCCTGTTCTATCAAGGAACAAAGATACCGAATTTGATCCAGATGGAACTGATGCAGGTGCTCCTACAGCTAAAATAATATCGTCATCAACACCAGCACCAGAATTACCACCAGAAGTTAAACGGATAATTTTTTCAGATGTTGCTAAACCATCTTCAGCAGAGACGACATACGTAGTATTGTTATCTGGTGTTACTACAGTTCCACCTAAAGGAATAGTGGTTCCGTTGACTGTGATACCAGAGTTTACAAGTGAACTATTAGCGATGTTTGAGATAGTATTATTTGATCCAGAAATAATAGAAGACTCTAATGTTTTATTTGTTAATGTTTGAGTTTGTGTAAGATAAACATCGCCAGGAGATCCCCAAAAAACTGTTGTCCCATCACTCGTTAAATATTTTCCTGCACCAGTGTCTGTACTAACAACAATACCGTTGCCAGTAAGATCTAAATTGTCCCCTGATACCAGTTCTTCAATCTTCTTTGATACAGAATTGACAATTAACGGAAAACGATCAGCCATTTATTCCCAGTAAATACTAGTGCTCTTGTTTATTTATGCCTTAAGTTACAATGATGCTATTAGACATACCACCATGGAACTGACAAATATAGTAGTAAGTTGCTGGTGTTACACCATTAGTGTCCCATGTTAAGTTAGATGACTGCTGACCATTGTTTGTAATGGTTCCTGTTGTAACTCCATCAGATGTTCCTGTAGTCTGTGTAGTTTTAATCCAGAAAGGATGACTTCCAGAAATATTAAATGTAAGTATTAAAGTATCACCTTGATTTAGTCTGATTACTGGATCTTGTGCATCAACATGATCAGCTCCTCTATCAGAACCATTGAACACATAATGTGATGCACCGATATTAGTAACAGTAAGTGTAAATGTTTTAGGTAGTGCTGCTGGAGCTGCCCTATAAAATGTAGAAAGTCTAGGATATTTTAGAGCACTTTTATCATTAGATCTAGCACCAACCTGTTTAGATATCATTCCAGTCACTCCCTCTCTGGGATTTTTTGCAATCAAATATAAATCAGGACTACCTTTTTTACAAGTATTATCAGCAAACGTTCCTGCGTTAGTAGGTGCTGTTGTTACAGCTATAGTTCCATACATACTACCATGATTACTACATTGATAAACATAATCACCCACTGTATTTGGTGTCCATGACACTGTTGAATTACCAGTAGAACCTTGACCCGATGCTACTGGATTGCTTACATCTGTACCGCCAGGTGAATTTCTAATACGGAATGGATGAACACCAGATACGTTTGATAGATTAAAGTTGATTGTATCACCAACATACATAACTACTCCAGCATTATTACCACTTACAGGACCATTTCTATCTCCTCCACTAATTGTGTAATATGAGAATGATGGTGCTGTTACTGTTATATTAATTGTTGCTGCAGAAGTTCCACTACCACTACCAACATCCCAACTCATGTCATTGTAAATACCAGTGCTATCCAAATATCCTTTGGCGTCATTCTGATTAAATCTTTCCTTACCAGTAGCTAAACATGCTAGTACACCTGCTACTTGTGGTGATGCCATACTGGTTCCATTTATAGGATAGTAATAGTTTGGTGCTCCACCATACTTACTATCAGCAAGTCCACTACTATCATATGCAGAAAGAATTTTATTTCCTGGTGCAAATATATTAATCAGGGGTCCGAAGTTAGAGAAGGTTGACCTCCTAAAGTTATGATGATTACTTAAAGATCCAACACATATAGCATTGAGTGAATTACCTGGTGCTGCTCCTCTATTATAAAAGTATGTTCCGCCATTTATAAAACTTACTGTATTAGAGTAATCAGGATCTCCATCTGGCACACAATGAAAATTATTATTACCAGCTGCTGCGACAACGACTACGCCCTCACTAATAGCATCCTCTACATCAGCATTGATTGCTGCATAGTCAGAATTTATTTTCATTTTATTAGATGCAAAACCAAAGTCAGTTTCTAGTCCTGCCAATGTCCAACCAGATGGATTTTGATTACTACTATTATAAGTTGTTCCTCTATAATTTACTGAGACAAAATCTGAAAGATTAAAATTTGATTTCTCTAATATATCAGAAAAATCATAACGATAACTCCAACTATGATTCGTAATAGTTGGGTTCTTAATACCAGTATCAGGATTGATTGCCTTGTTTCTATGGAAAGCTCTTAAGTAATCAAAAATCAATAGAGCTGGTACAGGTGTTCCTGTGTTTGAATTATTACCAAGGACTTGCAAACTATAAATGTTTGCCTCTCTTGCCCATCCATAATGTTGTCCCGCTACTGTTCCAGCAACATGTGTACCATGACTCTCTGTGTTAGTAGCATTATCAAAGTAGTTTGGATATGATCCTGTTGGTAAGCTCATACCATCATCATCAATAGTTCCTACAAGAGTATTCAAATTACTATACCAATCATACTGCACAAATCTTGTCTGACCTGTGGTAGGACTGAACCATTCTTGACAATCATATGATACTGGATCATCACAAATAACTACATCAACGTGCTTACCATCATTAAAAACATTTATAGAATCAATTGTTTCTTCATATGTTCCACCATCACTAACAACACCAAACTGACCCTTACCTCTTTGTGCTGTATCTCCAGCACAATGAATATGTCCCCACTGTCTATCTGTAGCACTTATTGTTGCAGATCCTACTGTATCTTCTTTCCAAAAATTTCCAGTGATATTATACTCGTTGTAATTAATTACATCTCTTCCCATTACCATACCAAGTTCTTCTGGTGGTAATTGTACATCCCAAACTCTAGGATCTTGACGTAATTTTTTTGCCTGTTCCTCAGTCATTTTGTAATGAGTGTTCCTACTCATAGGACGCTTCATTACTAGATGAAATCCACTCATCTCATTGTAAAACTGCTCTAGATCCTCATGTTTGTAGAGCGTTACGATGTAGATTTTCTCTTCCATATCAATTCTCTATCTGAACGTAAGTAAGAGTAACAGTAATGTTTACTGTAGATCCACCCTTGTTTACAACCTTAGCATAAGTTGTTGCTGTGGGAGAAGAATTAAAACAAACAGTTCCTGGTGTAATTAGTTGTGTTACTGCTCCTGTGGTGATAACTTCTGATAGAACTCCAGAACCTGGCGTAGGATCTGTAGTTTCAAGTCTACCAGCATCAGCAGTTCTACTAGTTGTATCAGTATATAATGTCACCCATGCAGCATGTGATGTCTCAATACTATACAAAACAAATCCTTTAGCAGTTGAAATAGATACGTTTGCTGCAGCACCACTAGCAATAGACTGTGTTACTTGTGCCGTTTTTCTTGACTGCAATCCAACACTTGCAACAGGACCCCATCCAATATTACCTGCTCCATCTCCAATCAATGCTTCTCCAATATTTCCGTTAGTTGTTGGATAAGTATTTCCACCAGCTGTAAGTGCTCCTGTAATTGTTGCACCATTTGTTGTGGTCTCAAATTTTGTTGCTCCACTCCAACTCAGTGCACAAGAACCGCCCGTAGAGAAGGTTGCTTTTGTCTCAGTTCCTGTAGAGTCAAGAAT